AAAAGTTAGTTTCCCAAGTGTCTATTTCACTTTGGTGATTAGATTCATTAAATGTAGCATTCATGTTGCCCATGTTTCTTGAATCATCATTAGAAAGAACAATAGGGATTCCTGCGTCAACGCCTAAACAAAATCCGTTTTCAATGTTATCGCTTGAAAGTGTGCCGCCTTCATTACAAACTATCTGAATCTCACCGGCTTGGTCAGATTCTATGTAAAGAAAATCAAAGTCAGAAATCATAGCGTCGCTTAAGATTTCGGTAATAGTTGCAGTAGTTACTTTATATGTGCGGTCAAAGATTTCGCCGCCATCAATGTTTATTGTTTTTGCAGTAGTTGTACTGCCGTCTGAATACACGTTGCCATCAGCATCGGTGTAGTCAAACTTTATGTATAGATTTACATTCGCCATGTAATGCTCCGTGTATAAAAATATGCCTAGACCCTCCCCCGAAGGGGAGGGCTTCAGCATTATTAGTGCGCTAAATTAACGGTCACGTGCTACAAAAATGTAGTCAAGTGTCATTGTGTTTGCAGCAGCACCATCATTTCTAACACAAATCGTTGGAGTCAACGCTTCGTTTTCAGGAATGTTTGTAGTGTGTGTTGCAACTAATGAACCGTCAACGTAATAACGAACTTTGCCAGTACCTTCTGCTTCAAAACGAAGAGTTACAAATGTATCATCTGCAAGGTCTTGTGCTGAATCAGTTGTGGTTTGCGAACTATCTTTTTCGCATATAGCATCAATGTCGCCAGTTGAATCTGGGCACTCAAAACCGATGCGGTCTGTAACGGCAGTCATTACAGTTGTATCTGTAATAGAAAGACCAACAAACCAATCAAACTCACTAACATCTGCGCCTTTCATGCGTACTTCAAAAACTAAAGTTTTTCCAGTAGCAAGTTTCCACGCTTCGCCGTTCATTTGCATTTCGATTGAATCATCATCAGCATCGTTAGTAGTCATTGTTAAATGACCACCAGCAGCATCGTCTGCACAAGCAATAACTTCACCGTTATCACTGCCACCGTCAACAAGTGTTACAAGCCACTGTCCAAGGTTAGCAGTTTCGGAAAACTTACCCGTGTTGTCTGCGTCGTTGCCTTCAAATCCCCATCCATCAATGAAATCATCAAAGAACATGTGAGGAATGCTGAGTACATCTTTTGGTCCAGAAACAGGCGATGAGAAAGGTGTCAATAAAGAAAGTGACATAATATTATTCTCCTATGAAATCATTACGCTTGTGGCGCGATGATTCCTTGTCTTTGTCGACTGTTACAGAAAAGGTTCCACCAGCAGTCAACGGGTTGCACAGTTGTGAACGGCTGATTTGGGTGCCGCATTGGGTCGTGCTTCTCCATATATCGTCGAGCATGATAAATTGGAGTCATGTAGTTTCCGTTGAGCCACCAGTAACGATAACCGTCGGGTGTTGCGCCTGATTCTGTTGCTGATGGTGTAGTACCATTAACACTAGCAGAGTCAAGTGCTGCGACGTATACAAGGTCAATACCACTGTATTGTGGCATGTTGTATGCTGGGTCTTGTTTGCTTACGAGAGTATCGTTAGCATCACGAAGCATACGCTTGTACAAATTAAGTCCGCTTCTTGAACAAGTAATGAATTGACGATTAAGATTGTCTTTTTCAAAATATTCTTGTTTTGTTGCGGGTGGTGTGAATTGAACCTTAAGGAACATTTCATCAAATGCGTCAAGCAAACCATCACGGTCGCCGTCTGAATCATCTGGGTCATCATAGTCATAACGTGATACTTGGTTACGCCACTTTGATTCATTCGCTGGGTTAATACCCATGAGTGAAGTTTCGCTTGTCCAAGGCACGTATGTTGTACCAGTTGTTCCATCATGCTCTGAAATGAATGCAGGAATACTGTAAGGCAGTGTACCTGTGTTTGTTTCCATTTCTGAAGCATTACCATTTGCTGATGCCCAAAGGTCGTTTTCCATACCATTTAGGAAAGAAGTCCAAAGACGCATTTCTTTAATACGCTTTAGTTTCTTATACGCTACTTTTTGTGCGCCTGTGCTTAGTCCACCGGGCACGTTTAATTCAACTTCTTGGTCTGTCCAAGACATGTGGTCTACGGAGAACCGCCAGTTGATTTCTAAATCACTAATGACTTGTGGGTTTTTCCACGAGAAAGTTGCATTTGGTTTGTAGTGGTCATACGTTGAAGATTCGTCAAACAAAATGGAGTCGTTAATTGTTTTACCACTCTGGATAGCAGTATCCATACCTTTGCCGCGAAGAAAGCGACCAAGGATATAAGTGTTTTTAACGGCTTCATTGATAACATCTTCTGCTGACGTAAGATACCGTGGACCAGTAACTTTCATAAAGTCATTGAAGTTGGCAAGTGCTGTTCCAGCCATTTGTCACCTCTTTATCTGGCTATTGCCAGTTAATTAACCATTATATGCAGACGATGCTTCGTCATATCCACCACCATTAAGCAAGGCATCTAGCACAGCGTCTTCACGCTCATCACCAGATTTACTTGAAGCAGGGGTAGATGAAACAAAGGACGTTGTGGGCTGACCAGCATCACGAATCTTATTCTTTTGCTGCGCCTGTGCCCTATTTGCCATATCATCTGCAAACTTCATTCGATAAGCATCGGTCATTAAATCGTCGAAGTTGTCGTATTCGCCAACCTGAACGAGTTTAGTCATCTGTTCGACAACCGTACCGAAGTCATTATCATCTCTCAACTTAGGGAACCGTTCCCCAAGTCGTTCGCGTGATTCATTTATTTGACGATTTTCCTGTTCAGCAATCATTTGGTTAATAAACTCTTGTTGATGCTGAATGGTAGTTTGCGTCTCCTGCATAAATGCACGCATGGGACTCATAATAGATTTTGCTGCCTCTTCACCGAAGATGTCTGAAATCTCGTTTTCATACTGGGTTATCTGCTCAAGGTCAAACGGTTGGTCATTGGATTGTACTTGTTCCTTTGACTCGCTTTCGCTAGTTGCAGTTTCAGCGTCACTAGATTTTCCATCTTCAAGTTCTTTGAGTTTAGCGCTATAACTATCAACGTCAGATTGATTCTTGGCTCGTTTAAGCCCCCAATCTACAAGATTTTGGGGATTATCCTCAGCCATTTGGTCAATCACTGAACGTGGCACTCCATCCCGTTGTAGTGCCGCAATCGCCTTGTCGTAGCCCTCAAGGTTGCTAGGTTCAGTGCGTGTTTCACTGTCTGCGTTACCTTCAGTTTCATCTACAACTTCGGCAGTTGTTTCTTTTTGTGTAGTCTCCGCAACAGTTTCAGCCGGACTATCTTCGTCCGTACCAAAAATGTCATCAAGGATAGCGTCGTCTGAAGCGTCGTTTTCTGCCGTTACCTTTTCAGAGATAGGCGGCATTACTGTTTCTTCAACGGCTGCGGGTGTTTCTACTGTTTCGTTATTTGTTTCTTCTGACATACTTAATTCCTTTCCTCACAATGCTTTAGCGGCGTTTAGTAGTTTTCTTTTTCGCCTTTTTTTTCTTATTTGTTTTTTTCTTTTTAGAAGGTCTTCCGACTTTACTTCCGTATGTTCCGGGTCCGTAAGGCATACTTAATCCTTTGCCATATCGTGGCGTGCGGCAACTTCTCGTTCATGTCTTTGCGACGTTATGATTGGTTGCCCTTTTGCATTTGTTTGACACCCTTCTGCATTTCTGCATAGGGAACGACTAACGTATGGATACTTGTGGGTTTTACGAGCAATACCCGCAGTATCCACATTAAATGCCGGAATCCTCTTTAGATTTTTGCCTTCAATGACAACAGTAGCACCAATGCTTGGCGCTTCGCTAGAGTTGAAGAAGTGTTCCGCTTCTACTCCCTGTTCGTCTTTAAATGCGTAAATCGGCATTATTGTGTACCTCTTGGCAGTTGCTTCTGTCCATTGCCGGAAGATTGGGCTGCCATTGCTTCACTCTTACTTGCAAGTTCTGCTTCCATCATCTGTTGCTGTTGTTGCTGTTGTTGCTCTAACATTTCTTGCATTGCTTGCTCATCTACTAATTCAGACAGGTCTGGCATGTTCATTGCATCACCAAGTTTGTCGAGTAACTCACCCCATCTTACGTAAGGCATTGCCGGCATCGCTTGTGCGACATTCGATATTAGTTGGAACGCTTCCATTGTCCGCCTTTGTCTCAACGCCTCACTTGTTCGTTCCATGCTATACGCATCAATCTCAAGTTCTAGGTCGTGAAAAGAGTTGCCAGTTTCTTCTGGAAGTATGCCTCCAACGTAGTATGGCTCTGCCATACCTAAATCTTTACCCGCTTCTGCCCCTAATGGGAACATTACACGTTCATCATGATACAAATACCATGCTACGCTTTGCAACATGTTTCTTACAGATTGCTGAAACTGCTGTTTGATGTACGCAAGTCGTACCGTTCCACTCTCTTCTGCAATGCTAACTTCAGTCGCAGTTGCATCGCCTGTAACATTACCACGCATTGCATCGTGCACGCCACTGTTTCTATCCAAACGTTCGCGTGCCATTTGAATGTATTGCACTTGCTGATTAGTAATACCACCAAGTTCAATCGGAATCACGCGGTCACGGTCTAAGCCCTCAACCGGAACAACATAGTTGTCTGGCTGACTCTTAATATCTTGCATTAACTTCTTAGACTTGCTGTCTACTAAGATGAGCCGCTTGTACATAGTTGCTGAACGAGCAGCAGAACGAACGTGGTCATTTAGTTCTTCTACCTGACTCATTGTTGCTAGAATCGGCGATAAGGGATCCCTTCTCCTT